CCCTTATTCTAATGTTCCATTATTCAAAAAGAATAAATTTGATAATGATATAGAAATTAAACCAATTCTTCCAGAATTTTATGATGAATTGTTTGATCATGATTTATTGTCAGAATCAATAGGTAACTCTGCTGGCTTACATGAATTAGTAACTTTATATGATCCATTAGTTAATAAAAGTTATACTAGAGGAGCTTTAAACGTTCATATTAATAAAGAACTTTTAGCAAGAAAGATAGATGTTTTAAAAAATATGGATTCAGAATCACAAACAAATAAATTTAAAGGGCTAATTAAAAATAATTACAAAACGATTGATTTTAAAATTTCGACTATACAAGTAGAAGATGTGAAATTGTTATACTCACCGATAGGTCATAACAAGTGTGTGGAAAATTGCATCAATTTTATGTTGACGAAAAATTCATTTGGAGATCAATATGATCAATTTGTCAAAGCAAGCAACATTCCAAACCTAGTATCGACTTCAAAGTTGTTGGATTATTTAATATTAACTCAAATGAATTTTACATTATGTACAACTAAAAATGGGAAATTATATGAATTTAATGATGGACCAATAACTCATTTTCAATTATTAAAAGACAAACTCAATCGAATGCATTTGGAAGTAGTTGAATGCAATTATCAAATAAAATCAATAGAAGAAAAACAAGTAGTTAAAATACCAAACGATTTAACTTTCATAATTAATTCAAAAACAACTAATATAGAAGAATTTATTAACGTTATGAAAAACACGAACGATGTCACAAATCACATTTTAGATGAAACATATTTTAACAAATTGAGAGTTCTTGAAGCTAGAAGAAGAATGCTGGGTAGGATTGATTTAATTATGGAAAGGAATGATGGTTTCAAAATTGTAAGTTACAATATTTGTGGGGAAAATTTAATAATAACCAATGAAACCAGATTTTCAATTGATAGATTGTATTGTTTGCAGGCAGGTTCTTCTTCAAGTTTAAGTTTACCAATTAAAACTAAATTAGGAACTATATTTTTTGTAGAAAATTCTAATAAATTTAATGGTGCAATAGTTAATCCTGGATTAAAAATGTTTGGGCAACCAACTTTGTTTAAAAAAATTATATTTAAAAACACAAAACACAAAACAGTAGGATTTTTGAACAATGAAAGCAAAAGGTATGCCATGAGAGAAAATTTGACAATTGCCGGTTTAGATATTAATCCTTATGCAGATACAATACATGTGTACGAGTATGACAATAGAGAACATCACAATGAAAATTGGATAGATACAGTAAACAGCAAATTGCCAAATAATGTAATAATGACAGATCAATGGACACAACAATTGAAATTGTTATTAAAAATTAATGGACTATTAAGATTGACATGTTTAAGAGGTAGACCTGCATTGACTTGGGTATCAGATGTATTTCATAACAATCTATTAGAAATATGGCAACCAAAATACTTAGAATTAATTACAGATAGCAAATTAAATGCAATTGAAAATTTTAGGAATTGTGGATGGATAAAGAAAGGTAATGTTTTGGTACCAAAATCAATTTACACATCAATAATTATGACAAGTGAAACATTAGAAAAAGACAAAACTGGCACTATGACATCAACAAGAAAGAAATTAACCAATGGATTAATATGTAATAAAAATTTGTATGCGATATTGGTGGAAGAGCAAATTGGAGTTATGGACATGAACAAAATACCGAACAATGAATTAAGTTTAACAGTCTCATATTATGACGGAGATACACCAACTCCAGACAATAGTTATGGACTTTATTATGAAAACGGTACCGTTCATTTATTCTCACATTTCTTATCTATATCAATGAGTAATTTTGGAAAAGGTTTGAACAATCAAACTGTTGCTTTGAGTGATTTGCAAGACAATACAGGAGAGATAATAATTCCTGCAGATAGTAAAAAACAATTTGACTTTTCTCAGTGGAATAAAATTAATTTACAAGAGAAAACTGTTCATGAGGTTCCAGAAGGAACAAGAAAATTATTAGAATCAGTTGAACATATAAGAAATGAAAAATATGAAGATGCGATGCAAGTCAATATAAATGAAAAATATGAAGATGCGATGCAAGTC